TTTGATGGGGTGGATGATAAACTCGGCTTTGCTTCGAATTTGAATATCGGCGGCAGTCCCTCAATTATTGGTGTTTTGAACACCGCAGCAGGGGACATTGTTTGGCGAGCGGGTGGGAGTGATTATTGGTATTTTCAAGCCGCACAATTATTACGCTATCGCAATGGGGACTTTGACGCATCTTGGACAAATTCGGACGGCTTGCCCGTTATGACAGGTTCTCAAAAATTGGTGGCCACCTACAAGAATTCAACAAGCGTAGAACTTGCAGTTGATGGGACGAGCATTGCTACAAAGTCAAGCGGAACGGGTACAGATGGGGCGTTCAATAATATAGGCAGCAACCTTCTTAACATTGACGGGGTTTGGCAAGAACTAATAATTTTCAACTCCGACCAATCGAGCAACCGCACGGGCATGGAGACGAACATCAACGACCACTTTGACATCTACACGCCATGAGTTGGTACATCGGAACACGCGAAGAGGTTGAGCAGTACAACCAAAAGGTAAACGAGGCGAAGCAGTACAAGGGGAGCATCACTTCCAACTGGGCGAACCCACGACCACACCCCGAAGATGACTATTATGCTATTATAGCAAAGTCTGGGATAGAGCCTGACGAGGAAAGCAGCTTGCAGCTTGTGGAGAAACTGGGCAAGGACTGGTTTGCTACTGAGGAGCTTCCGTAGCCACTCCGTACTTCCTGTTCAAACTCTGTAGCACGTTGTAGTAGTCCTGCACGAGCTGCCTCGCCCGTGCCGTTATCATAAACCTACGGTTGCGGAAGTTTTCTTTGAAGAAGTGGCGTTCTTCGTCATCTCCTCTTTCAACGATTTGGATATACTGCTTCTCAAGAAGGGGTTCAATATACTTCTCCATGTATGAGGTGCGCCTCACCCCCTGTGACATCAGCACCTCCGCTATGTATGGGAGGTAGAAAAACTGTAGGTCGTAGACAAGGAGAAGGAATGCAAGCTGGTACTTGGTGATGTCATACCTGTCCAGTATTACGTCCTCTGCCAATATACCACACTTCATGTAGTTATCCTTGAGCCAGTATGTCTTCTGGTGGAGGTGTGTTCTCCCCAGCTTGGTTTTGGGTATCCTTTTCTTAGGCATAGATGGATTAAATTTGCACTTACCACAAATTTAGTGAAATGGCAACATTAGCTGGAACAAAAGTAAAGGATAAGTACGGAAACCTCCTACAAGTAAACGGAGGTGTGGACGGCACTCTCAAAACCGTTGAGGGTGGTGATGGTGCTTCTACAGCCTTGAAACTTTCCTCTACAGAAGTACAGCTTCCTTCCACAGGCACTAAGTTCACAGGCACACCGTCCAACGCTGCATCAGAACTCACCATGCTCATGGTGAACGGAAGTAATCAAGTGGTGACACGGGAGTTTGACTTCACGATGTCAGACAACATATCCGTAGATACGGGGTGGCGGGATATGCACACCACGGCAGACGATGGGGGTACATTCTACGGAATCAAGAGTGCGCTCAGTGGTGTCCAAAGCAGGTATGTGGGAAGAGAGGTGAAGCTAAAGGGTGACCTGTACATCCCTCTTGATAGAGTGGGTTCAGGAACAGATACACTTGCTACGTCTCTTGCTGAAAACAAAACTCACGACAAAACAAAACTTTTTACGGCAAGTGGATGGACTGGCGCAAGTTACAAAATCACCACTCCAGTGATATTCTCATCCGATGTTGCAGCATCCTTTGATGATAATATGGTGGAGCAACAGCTCACGCCATTCGTTCCTGTTTCAAGAACAGTGTTTTTGACATCTGCGAGTGCTTCTACGGTGACGTATACAACATTTGTGTCTGTGTTCATCACATCGGATTTGAAGCTGGAGATAAGGTCAAGGCTGTATGACACAAATGGAGACCACGTTCATGTCTCTCCAGTGGAGGAAATTTTAATGAACTTCAATACATCACACAACTTCGTAGACTACACTAACTACCTCAACACCCTTAGTCAGGATGTGAAGTCAAATGCCAACCACGCCCCCCAATTTAACTTTAATGGCAGGGGTGAGTCTGACATGGCTAACTGGGGTGGACTGAAATTAAGGCTTGATGGACTGTCGTTTATGCTCGACTCTACAGTCAACCTTGAGATTATACAGAGCGCAGGAGTTTAATTTAAATATAATTGTATGGACGAAGAAACAGTAAAGGGGATACAAACCCACATGAGGGCTATTGAGGAGATAGTAAGCGAGAAATGCCCAGAGGCTCAGTATATGTTCACCGTCCAGATGGACAGCAAGAAGCAAGACGAGTCGATGGACGTATTCTACGGAGTGAGAGCAGACACCACATCCGACCTCATCGAAATGTTTGAGAACATCTTCGAGCTTGTGTGTGCAGAAAATCCAAACCCAGAGAAGTTCAAGAGCTTCCTGAGTGACTTTGGAATAATGGGAGCATCAGGTGAGGCGTGATGGAAACAGTAATACGGAAAGTAATTGTTGGCTCAGACCCGAAGCGGGGTCTTGCGTGGGTTGTTGGGCAGTCTGTTGGAGACGGCAAGATTAGCCACATACATCAAGACGACAAAGGAGACATTTTAATTTTCGTTCTCATGGACGGGGAAGAGTTCTTGTGGAAGCACATCTCCAAGAACACCTCCTTCATCTGCGAGAATGACCTTAAATTTTAATTTATGAAACCAATCAGAGACTTCTTGGTAGAGATACCAAAGAGGTTCAAGGACGAGATTGAGCTGTCTGATGGCAGCAAACTCTGGCTTGCCTCAAAGTATCAGGAGTTCAATAACAGGGTGACATCTGCGAAGGTGATTGCCATTCCTGCCAAAGACGACATGGGCGTTGAGGTGGGAGATGAGCTGTACTTCCACCACCACGTTGTCACCACCCTCGACAAATACTCTCAAGAACTTGAGGATAAGAAGTTTAACGTACGCCCAGACCAAGCCATTGCACACAAGAACAAGGACGGGGTGATAAAGAGCTTGGGTGAGTGGGTACTTGTAGAGCCTGTAGAGCAGAACGACAAGCTACAGTCTGAGGTAATTGAGATTATTCAGGAGAAGACAAACTCTATGGGCAGGGTGAAGTACATGAGCAAGGACTACCACGATGTGAAGGAGGGCGACCTCGTTGAGTTTTCAAAAAACTCCGACTACGAGATTGAGATAGACGGAGAGCCTATGTGGAGGATGCTCTACACAGATATGTTGTTCGTATGGCTGGAAGAGGACGACCAATAAAGTTCAAGGAGGTAGATGCGATAAAGAAGCTCCAGAAAGCTATTGAGTCTGCCATAGAGAACACCACCAGCGAGGTGGCGAGGGGCGTAGACCCCGAAACAACGGGAAGCGCACGGAAGGCAGAGCTACAGTCCATCAAGCAGGCGGCACTCGATGCCAGAGAGCTGATTGTAGAACACCAGAAGCTCACAACGATGCTTGAGGAGTTGAAGGAGTCCAGCAAGTCTGGTAGCGAGATAGACTGGAGTGGTGGATTTGCAGAAGAATTTAGTGATGGCTAATCCCACCATTACCCCCCATAAACAGCCTCTAATGATGGATATGCCCATCAAAATATGCCCAAATGGAACAGAGGGTGAAGTAGTGGAGATAGAGGGGCTGAAGGTACAGCTTCCCCAAAAGCCCTTAAAGAAAGACATCTGGTTCTCGGACAAGCCCAAAGCGCAGCAACACTGGCGCACCCCTGTATTCCCAAAGGAGCTTACAAGAATAAGTGGTCAGGACGAGTTCAACGAGTTGCCTGCCAAGCTCAGGGAGACGTACTCCAAAATAATAAGGGAAGACTTCCGCAGGCGTAGGGAGGGGATATGGTTCATGAATAATGGACACCCCACATACATCACTGGAAACCATTATTTTATGCTCACCCACTACAAGCTGGATATTGGGCATGGAAATTTTTTGCAGTTTCAGAGGAAGCTGTTCCTGCATTGGCAGGCTTGTGAGATGGACGGCAGGAGCATAGGGCAGGTGTTTACTAAGTGTAGGCGTTCGGGATACTCGAATATGTCTGCCTCTATACTACTCAATGACGGCTCTCAGGTGAAGGACAAGCATCTGGGTATTGTGAGCAAGACGGGAGACGATGCAAAGAATGTAGTTTTCATTTCCAAGGTGGTGAATGGCTTTAGGAATATGCCTTGGTGGGCAAGACCAATATTCGATGGCACTACCAATCCGAGGGCAGAGCTGGCGTTCCGCACACCGTCCAAGCGTGTGACAAAGAAGTCGAGAACGATACAAAGGGATGAAGCTCTTAACACGATAATCGACCACAAGAACACCACGACAAACGCCTACGATGGAAGTAAGCTGTATAGGCTGCTGATGGATGAGGCAGGGAAGTGGGAAACCTGCGACCTGCAAGACTTCTGGCGAATCAATCGTACCTGCCTTATTGTAGGGCGTAGGATTGTGGGGAAGGCATTGGTGGGCAGCACCGTCAACCCCATGAGCATGGGGGGCAGTGAGTTCAAGAAGCTGGTGGAGTATTCCGACCCAAACGAGCGCAATGAGAACGGCAGGACGAAGAGTGGGCTGTACAGCATATTCATTCCAGCATACGAGGCGTTGGAAGGATTTTTTGATAAACACGGCAACCCTATTATAGATGACCCCAAAGAACCCGTACAAACTATTGATGGAGATTATGTAAGCATCGGAGCAAAGACGTTCCTAAAGAATGAGAGAGAGGCGTTGAAGGGAGATGCGAAGGAGCTGAATGAATTTATTAGGCAGTTTCCATTTACAATGGACGAGGCATTCAGAGACTCACTCGACACATCAACATTTAACGTAGCCAAGATATATGACCAACTTGATTATAATAGTACTCTCTATCCATTTCCTACCCGTACTGGTAATTTTGTTTGGAAGAATGGGGAAAAAGACACGGAAGTAGTTTTCATGGACGACCCTAATGGGAAGTTCAATGTGAGTTGGATGCCGAACGCTGAGATGAGGAATAAGAAGAAGAGCGAAAGGAATCAGCTCATAAGCCCACACGACTTCGTGTTCGGTGGGGTGGACTCCTACGACATCGATGAAACCGTGGATAACAGAGGCTCTAACGGTGCGTTTCACATATACACGGGGTTCACGATGAGTGGGGACATCCCCTCAAACCAGTTTGTACTGGAGTATGCGACACGCCCACCGCTGGCGAGGATATTCTACGAGGACGTTCTGATGGCTACTTTCTTCTATGGAGCGAAGGTGTTGATAGAGAACAACAAGTACGGGATAGCGAGGTACTTTGAGAGTAGGGGGTATATGGGCTATCTGATGGACAGACCGAAGAGCTTGTCCACAGGGAACAGCAATGTTAAGGTGAAGACCAAGGGCATACCGTCCAACTCAGCGGAGATAATACAGAGCCACGCACAGGCTATCGAGAGCTTCATCCACCACCATGTGGGCTACGATGAGGAAGGCAATGCAGGGAAGATGTTCTTTGACAGGACACTGAACGATTGGATAAACTATCGCATAACGAAGAGGACGAAGTATGACCTCACGATTAGTTCGGGTTTGGCGTTGCTTGCAAGCCAGAATTATGTGAAGCCCAAGCCGCCATCGGATACCTCTGATAAGCAGTTCTTTAGGCGATTCAAATTCAACTCG